TGTGACCATTCTTCCGAAGCGGCAGGTGTATCCGTACCTGTATGGCGAGTGGGATAGAGCGCAGGGTCCGTTTGATGACGACGTGTGGGTCGTGCATCATTGGGCTAACGCTCGGCGCAATGCGGGACTGTAGACTGCTCCGGCCCGGAGGTTCCTGATGGCTGACTACTGCACGCTCTCGCAGGTGAAGTCTGCGCTGCGTATCACCGACGACATCGACGACACGCTGCTCAGCACTGCGATCGACGCGGCGTCGCGGTGGGTCGACTCGTACTGCGACCGTTCGTTCTCGCAGGCTACGGCGACGCGGGACTACATCCCGACCGGGCGGATGGACCCGCTCATCGTCGACGACCTCGTCTCGGTCACGTCGGTAAAGATCGACGAGGACTTGGACCGGACGTTTGCGGAGACGCTGGCGGAGATCGACTACCAGTTGGAGCCGGTGAACCAGCGGGCTGCGGGGCAGGGGGACTGGCCGTACACGCGCATCCGCCCGCAGGAGGACGGCTACTGGCCGACGGCGTTCCACCCTCGGGCGACGGTCCGCGTTGAGGGCGTCTACGGGTGGCCCGCTATCCCTGACGCGGTGCGTGAGGCGACCATCCTGCAGGCGTCGCGCCTGTTCACCCGTCTCGACTCGCCGCTCGGCGTCGCAGGGTTCGGCGACATGGGTGCCATGCGCGTCTCGTTCAAGGGCGACCCAGACGTGCTGATGCTGCTCGCGGCGTTCCGGCGGACGCGTTTCTGATGGCGTCTATGCAGGACTTGCGCGACGGTCTCGCCGACCGGATGTCGACGGTGTCGGGGCTGCGAACGTCGGCGACGGTGCCGGACAACCCGCGCCCGCCGATCGCGGTCGTGATGCCTGAGCGGATCGTCTACGACCTGAACGCACGCCGGGGTGCGGACACGTTCTTCTTCACCATCATTCTCATCGTGGCGCGTGCGGACGACCGGGCCGCGCAGGACAACCTCGACAAGTATCTGGTCGGCGACGGGTCTATCAAGCAGGCGGTGGAGGGCGACCGGACCCTCGGTGGTGTGGCGAACACCTGCCGGGTGACGGAAATGACGAACTATGCTTCGCTCCCTATCGGCGAGGTGCTGTACCTTGCCGCGCAGTTCACCGTGGAGGTTGTCGCATGAGTTGGCGGGTTACGAGTAACAGGCTTGCGTGGGGTGCCGGGACCGTTCTCGGTGCGGATGACCTCGCAGGGTGTAACATCGACGCGCTGGTGCAGGGCGGTCACCTTGCTCCGGTGAAGGGCAAGCGGTCGCCTGCCGATCAGGTACCGGATAGCCCCGGACGTAAGAAGAAGGTCGAGCCGGAGCAGCCGGTTTCCGACGACGAGCCGGCTGAAGGGCCGGAGGAGCAGGAATAATGGCACGCATCGTTCTCACGGACGTTGGGGTTGTGCTCGGCGGCGTTGACCTGTCCGACCACATCGCTAGCGTCGAGATTTCCCAGAACTTCGACGAGGTCGAGACGACCGCGTTCGGTGACGGTGGCCGTACCCGCGTTGCGGGGCTCGAGGACTCCACCCTGTCCCTGTCGTTCCATCAGGACTTCGACACGGGCGAGGTTGATGCCACGATCGCGCCGCTCGTCGGTGGCACCGCCGCCTTCGAACTGGCCCCGTTCGGCACCGCGACTGCCGCTTCCGGCACCGCGCCCCGTTACAGCGGGACGGTTCTGGTCACTGAGTGGACCGCGCTGAACGGCGCTGTCGGCGAACTGTCGACCGCTGATGTGACGTGGCCCGTCGTCGGTCAGGTTGCGCGAGGGACTGGTGCATGATCTCCCTCACCCTGCGCGTAACTCATAACGGCGAGTCGAACGAGTATCAGGTCGGCCCGAAGGCTCAGGTGGCATTCGAGCGCGAGTGGAAGATGGGCCTGCCGAAGGCCTTCTCTGCCGAGCAGCGTATGGAGCACCTGTACTGGCTGGGTTGGAAGTCGCAGCAGGTTGCTGGTGTGGCGGTGAAGCCGTTTGATACTTGGCTGGACGGCGTCGAGTCGGTCGAGGTGGTGGAGGGCGACAGCCCTTTATAAAGAACGGGATGACGATGCTCGTCGCGCAGATGTCGGTGGCGACGGGTATCGCCCCGAATGACCTGCTCGACGCTCCTCCTGACGTGTTCCGGGCCATGCTGAAGGTGCTGCAGGACCGGACGAAGGAGCAGAAGAAGGCGGCGAAGCGTCGTGGCTGACTTTGACGTGCAGATTTACGGGTTGGCTGCGACGAAGCGGCTGATGCGTGAACTCGAGCCGGACCTCCTGAAGGAGATGAACCGGGAGATTCGGGACGCGCTGAAGCCGGTGGCGCAGCGGGCGAAGGACCTGATTCCGTCGTCGCCGCCGCTGTCGGGCTGGGGCCGGTCGGTGAACTCGCCGGGGTCGCGTCCTTCGTTCTCGCCGTATGGCCGCCGGTGGCCGTATGACCGTCTTGAGTGGAACTCGGAGGACGCGAAGCGGTCTATCGTCATCCGGCAGGGTGGCCGTCGCCGGCGCGGTACGGCGTCTCGGGCTGCGTGGACGATCCGGTCGAACGACCCTGCTGCTGCGGCGTTCGAGTTGATGGGTCTCGGAAAGTCGAACGTGTCGATGGTTCGGAACGTGTCGCGCCGCTACCCGTCGACGCAGGGGCGTGTGCTGTACCGGGCGTGGGAGGAGCGTGGCGGGGACCGTATCGAGCGGGACGTGGTGGATACGATTCGGAGGTTCGAGCGTGAGTTCAACGCTCGGCTTGACGCGGCAGGTGGCTCATGAGCATTCGGATCAACGTCGGCGCGGACTTCGACGCGAAGGACCTGCGGCGGGCGCGGCGCGAACTGGACGCGTTGGAGCGGTCTGCTGAGACGCTTCGTGGGAAGATGCTGCGTCTGGGTGACCGGATGCAGAATGTCGGTCGGACGATGTCGCGTGCCGGTCAGACGATGGCGCGCCGGGTTACGGCTCCTCTGGTCGCGGTCGGTGCCGCGTCGGTGAAGACTGCGGCGGACTTCGAGACGTCGTTCGCAAAGATTCAGGGTCTCGTCGGTGTCGCTGCTGAGGACATCGGACAGTTGGAGCGGGCGGCGCTGGAACTCGGTCCGACGTATGGGAAGTCGGCGAACGAGGCGGCGGAGGCGCTGTTCTTCATCACGTCGGCGGGTCTGCGCGGGAAGGAGGCCATCGACACGCTCGAGGCGTCGCTGAAGGCGTCGGCGGTCGGCCTTGGGGAGACGGCGACGGTTGCGGACCTTGTCACGTCGTCGGTGAACGCGTACGGGTCGGCGGTCCTGTCGGCGTCGTCTGCTACGGACGTGCTGACGAACGCGGTGCGGTTGGGGAAGTTGGAGCCGCAGGAGTTGGCGGGTTCTATCGGTCAGGTCCTGCCGCTCGCGTCGGCGATGGGCGTGGAGTTCGATCAGGTCGGTGCGGCGTTCGCGGCGATGTCCCGTACGGGTACGGATGCTGCGACGGCAGGCACGCAGTTGCGGCAGATTCTGGCGACGCTGCTGAAGCCGACGGCTGAGGCGAACACGGAGTTGGAGAACTACGGCCTGTCGGCTGAGGGGCTGCGGAAGCAGTTGCGGGAGCGCGGGCTGCTGTCGGTCCTCGAGACGCTGACGTCGACGCTCGCGGGGAATGACGAGGCGGTGTCGCGGGTGTTCGGGAACATCCGGGCACTGTCCGGTGTCCTCGACCTGATGGGGTCGAACGTTGAGGGAACCCGTCAGATTTTTGACGGGATGGCGGACTCCACCGGAGTGCTCAACGACGCGTTCGAGATTACTGCCGGCTCGTCGGCGTTCCAGTTCCAGCAGGCGCTAGCGAACCTGAAGACTGCGGGCATCGAACTCGGGCAGGAACTGATGCCGGTCGTCATGCGAATCGTGGACGGGTTCGAGTCGCTGGTGAAGAAGTTCACGGACCTGTCGCCGGCGCAGCAGGACATGATCATCAAGTTCGGCGCGTTTCTCGCCATCGTCGGCCCGCTCGGTATCGCCCTCGGAAGTCTCATCGGAGTTATCGGCGCGGTTACTGCTGCGCTGGGTGCGATGTCGGCGGCGATGATTATCGCTACGGGTGGTCTCGTCCTCGTCGGCGCGGCCATCGCTGGTATCGCATGGTCTAACGCTGCGGAGGATGCGACAGGTCTCGCGAAGGCGCAGGAACTTGAGGCGATGGCTGCGGAGCACGCGGCTGCGGGGAACCATGCGCTGGCGGAGTCGTATCGGGATCAGGCGGCGGCTATCCGTGCGCGGCAGGCGCAGGGCGACAACGAGGCGCGACGGTTCCAGCAGCAGGCGCAGGGTGCCCGGGAGACGCGTGCGGAGAACGAAGCGGCTGCTGCGGCGGCTGAGGCGTTGGAGGCGGCGAACGCCGACCTTGCCGACGCGGTCGACGGGACGGGCGACGCGATGGGTGCTGCCGGTCCGAGGGTCGTCCGGCTGACGGCGGCGATGCGTGACCAACTGCGGCAGATCAACGAGCAGAACGTCGGCGTGTCGAAGGCCCGGGACCTCATCGCACAGTTCTCGCGGGAACTGCTGGCGGCAGGTCAGATTACGAACCAGACGGCGTCGGCGGCGCAGGCGTTGGCGCAGGCGGTCCGGCAGGAAATCGACGCGGCACTGCAGGAGGGGAACCGTCGGCTGGACGAGGCGAAGCGGAAGTTCGAGGAGTACCGGGACGCTATCGCCGGGGGTATCCGGTCGGGGAACACCCTTTCGGATGCGGTGTCGAGGCAGACGGACGCGCTCGAGGCTGTGACACGCGCTGAGCAGGCGTATCAGGACGCGCTCGAGTCGGGCGACGAGTCGCGCATTCAGGACGCTGCGGACGCGCTCGACGACGCTCAGCGGAACGAGAAGTCGTTCCTCGAGTTCCTGCAGACCGGCGTCGACTCTGCCGAGGGGTTCGCGGCGCAGATCGACGCGCTGCGTGAGGCGGGTGCGTCGATGGACGTGGTCCGGCAGATCGCGGAGTTGGGTGCTCGGACGGGGTCGCGGGTTGCTGCGGAACTGATGGCGGGTGGGGAGGCTGCTATCCAGCAGGCGAACCGGATGGTGCAGGCGGTCGAGGCGGCGTCGCGGCGGGCCGGTCAGGGTGCGGCACAGCAGTTCTTCGGTGCCGGGGTGGAGGCTGCGCGGCAGTTCGTCCGGGCGGTGGAGGCGACGATCCCGGAGTTGCAGGGTGTGCTGGACCGTATCGCGGACATGATCGAGCGGGCTATCGGGACGCGTCCGAACGTGTCGCTGACGGGTGAGCAGACGTTCATTACGCCGCCGTCGGGCGGGCAGGGTCCGACCGGGGGTGGGGGCGATGGTGCTCCGACGCCGACTCCGCCGAGGCCTGCCGATCCGGGCCGTATCACGCTGCCGGGGATGCCGACGTTCTTTGCTGAGGGTGGTCTAGTGACCGGGCCGACGCTCGGTGTCGTGGGTGAGGCGGGGCCGGAGTTGATCATCCCGCTGGACGAGGTCGACGGGTTCGGCGGTCAGACGGTGGTGAACGTGACGGTGACTTCTGCGGACCCGCAGGCGGTGGTGGAGGCTATCCGCAGGTACACGCGGAATAACGGGCCGTTGTCGCAGGTGGTGTCCGTGTGACGACGGTGCGGGTGGAGTATGGGAAGGCC